TTCTTTATAATAAATATTTAAATAATCCTTCGGATTATTCAAATACGGGCGATTTTTAGATTAAAAATGGAAATAATCTAACTTTTTTAGATATAATGATGGAATAATAAATTTATTATTCCAATACATAATCAAAAATCACGTGGAATTAATCAAATTAGATTATTTCCCGCCCTATAAATAATCATTTATGATTATTTATATAGTTAAATTGTAATTTCTATTCTTTTGTCCTTTGGTTTTCTTTCTTTTCTTCTTAAAAACTTCCTTATCTGTGTTTCAAAGAAGTCTAATTTATGATCACTGATTAAAATAGGCACTTCTATTGTGATGTGTTTCATGTCGCCGTCATGTAAGAAACCTACTTTGTAATTTTCATTAATTGATTTGAATAATTCGCTTACCTTCTTACGAAGTCTTTTATTGATTTTTTTGTCATCAACATATGGTAGCAAATAAATCTTGTGAATTGCTTCTATCGTGGGGATCATGTCAATCGTGCCTACTTGTATATCCATATAATTAATAAGTAAATTAATTATTTGAAAATTTAATATAATCCATGTTCTTTTACATATTTAGATGCTTCAATCAATTTAAGACCTTTTTCTTTCATTATTTTCTTAACTATCATGGCACGGGCATTAGGTTTCTTACCACTGGCAGAACCACGGGCAGAACCTTTACCACGGACTTGTTTATATAAATCATATCCTTCCTTGCCTACATCGTATGCTTTCTTTCCTACATCATAAATCTTCTTACCTGTTTCAACTACTTTCTTTGCTTTGTTGTAGTAATCCATTAAATCACCACCACGTGCTTCACCATTTGCTGATCCACGTGCTTCGCCACGTGCTGATCCTTTACCACTTTTAACAAGACGTGGTTTTCTTCCTGCTGGACCACGTGCCATACCACGGGCAGATCCTTTACCACGAACTTGTTTATATACTTCATAACCTTCTTTACCTACATCATATGCTTTCTTTCCTACATCGTATATTTTCTTACCTACTTCAACCGCTTTCTTTGCTTTGTTGTAGTAATCCATTAAATCACCACCACAAGCACCACAACCACGTGCTTCACCACTTGCTAATGCTGAAAAAGATTGGTCTAAAGTTCCATGTCTTTGTGTTCTTGTTCCTTTTATTCCAGCACCTAAAGCAAGTGAAGCACGAACATTTGGATTTAATCCAGCATTACCACCAACTGCCCTACTAAATTCTTTATTTTCACATTTACATAACATTCCACTACCTGTAGGGCAATCTTTTGTTTTTCTATACATACCTACACCACTTCCTACACGGCGTGGTTCGTATCCTGTTGTAGCGTATCCAGCAGGTGATGCTGAACTACCACTATCTAAATTATGACTATCTAAATATGCTACCTTGGCACGATTCATAGCATTATATTGGTCTGCTATCATTCTGTTGTAAGGGGTGTCTAATGGCATCTTATTATATATATTAAATAAATATAATAAAATTTTACACTAATTTAAATGTTTTGGAAAATAACGACTTTTAAAATAAATACTATAACAATTATTTTATAAAAATCGTAATTTTCCAGAACTAAATTTTTAATTACATTAATCTTTTATCCATTGAAGCATTGGTAGCAACCCCCCTTCTTGTAGCACCTGGAAGGATGTGTTTGGGTAAAGAACGTCCAGAATCTTGATGACCACGACCAACTACACGTGCGACATGTAAATGACTTAAAGGTTCTTGTAAAGAAGCGTCTAATACGTCTTGCTTTGTTAAAATTCCAGTATAGCATGAAGATTGACCACGTTCAGATACGAATAGACCTGAATTTACAGGAATCATTACAATTTCAGGGGTTACACCATTAGGGTTTGAAGGACTTCCAATTTCATTTTGATTTGATACGGTTACATTAAATTGGATTTGGAAAGAACCTAAAGACCCAGGGGCATAATAGGGTTCAGTTAATTCAAGATGTCTTGCCATATCAAGCATTAAATATGAACCGATTGTAGAAACTTGGTAGGGGATAGGAACAAAACCAACAAGTTGTCTTCCAGGATCATCTACACTTGGTGTATTAAGATCAAATGGTTTTACTTCAAATACACCAGATAATAATCCTGCTTGTCTTAATTCAATAGCATTAGCAACACCAGTAAATTGTAACCAATCTTGATTGCTACCTGCTTCTTGCGACATATGGAACAACATTTCCTGACTGGCATTAGCAAGGATACCAGCATGATTATTGAACTGAATTGAAATATTTTGAATAGGTAATACGAAATCATTGTAATTTGAACTATTTCTATAAGAAGAATCAGGTCTTACAAAAATGATTAATTTATCAGGCACTTGATTTAATGTGAATGTTTGTGATTGTAATTGAACAGTAGTTAATGATAAAGTGCTTCCACCACCTGGGACTACTTGAACAGTATTAGAATTTGCTATGATAGACCCAGGTGTTCCAGATGAAGATGTGATACCAAAATTAGAAGAAATAAAACGTGGGTATTCTAAATATGGCACGACGTTGCGTTGTGCCATGATGTCAGTGCTATGGGGGGTGATATATTTCATTAATAATTCAGCATTATTTACAACTTGGGTTAAAGTTGTAAGATTGGGTAATCCAAAAATAACACCAGGCCCATCAGTAAATGGACTTAAATTATTTGCTACACCTGAACTTTGGCATAATTTGATTGCTTTGAATAAATTGCCGTAATTACAGACCACTTGAAGATTTTGTATGCCGTAAATTCCTGCCTTGTTAGATAATGTTTGATTCCAGATGAAAGGTGGGGCAATTAAAGGTTCAGTAGATTGAACACGTAATAAGAAATATTCTGTTCCTGTTTCGTCATAAGCAGTCATAGGATTGGGTTGTCCGTTAAGTGTTGGGTTAGTAGGATCTAAAGGAATTAATTGATTGGCAAATGATCCATTAGGAATAAATTTATTGCCTTGAACAAGATCATAAGAACCTAAATTGTTATTTAATGTTGTATATAATTCTTCATCGGGGCGACAAAGTCTATCAACAGCAGAAGCAGTAATATTATATCTTTCCCATTCAACAGCATCGGCACATCTTAATAAAGCAGGTAATACATCAGCGGAATTTATGGTTGAAATATTGTTATTTATTTGAACTTGTATGGTATCCATAGTTCTTTGTGATGGGAATGATCCAATAGAAATATTATAACCATATAATAATGGGCATACATATGTTGGTGTTTGTGCTGTAGAAGCAACAGAAGCAGTTTGATATTGTGGAACACCAGCAACAGGATCATCAAATGTTAAATAGTAATCTGTTTGTGTTCTTAAAAAAACTTCACGATCTAATACAGTTTGTTCAGATGGAAATGGTATTACAAAATTTAAACTATTTGGTGTCGCTGATATCGCAGGCATACGAATATTGGTGACATTCTGACCACCTTTAAAAACTGCGTAGTTTAAAGAATCAGTTACGCATAGTCTATCATCTTTTACTAAAACTTTTTTGAAGTCGTTTGACATAATATATATATATTATATATATATTATTTCTTAACTAAATAAATTTTTTATATTTTACATTAATCTTCTGGACATAGCATCTTTTGCGACATCCACTGGTTTTGGAACAACCACGGCAGATCTATTTGACATAGCATTCTGTAAAAATGCTGGTAAAGCACGACCAGAATCAGATTGTCCGCTACCTACTATGCGTTTTACTGCCATTCTACCAAAGGGTTGTTGTTGGGAAGCATCTAATACGTCTTGCTTGGTTAAGATACCAGTATAGGTGGATGTTTGACCACGTTCAGTTACCATGATACCACTATTCATGACGACTAAAACTGTTTCTAAAGTATTAGCATCAAAAGCATTTCCAGAAACATCTTGTGTTCCAGCACCTTGTAATCCACAGGTAAATTGTAATTGAAAATTTCCAAGCGATCCTGGTGCGTAGTAATCTTCGGTTAATTGAATTATGGTGGCAAAATCCAACATTAGGTATGACCCGACTGTAGGTTCAACATCCGATGCTTTTTGGAATAAATTAGGGACATATGCTTGACCACAGAATTGATTGAAAGATTGGTTAGATCCTGCTTGAACAGAATAATAATACAGATCTTGTAAGGTGGCGGAACTTAAAAGTCCAGCATTATTATTGAAATTGATTGAAATATTTCTAATTACTGGAACACCATCAGTATCTGTAGGTCTTTGGTTATTCATCTTCTTTCTGAAGAAAATACAGATTTTATCAGGGATTTGTGTAAGATTGTAAGTATTTGATGCGATGGTTACAACTGAACCATAATTTTGTGGGATTGCTGGGTTATTAGAATTAGAAAAATAACGATCATAAGTTAATAAAGGAATTACGTTTCTTGCTGGTAAAAGGTCAGAAGGGTGGGGTGTAAGGTATTTTAATATAAGTCTTGCGTTAGTTACATTTAATACTTGTGCTGATGTTGCGACGGTTACTGCTGTTAAAGAATAAGAAGATGAAGTATATGCTGATTCAATATGTCTTATTACACGATCAGCATTAGCGACGTTATACTGAATTTGAATTGTTTGGACACCATACATGCCTTGTCTGTTGCTTACAGGATCAGAAAATATGAAAGGTTGGCATAATACAGGTTCAGTAGTTGTAAATACTAAACGCCAGAAATTGGCACTGGCGATAGTGCCACTTTGTGTTCCTTGGGCAAAGTATGTAATACCATCAGCGGAATAATATAAAGTTACTGGTTGTTCAACAGCACCATTATATGCTTGATTTCTGGCGTTAGGACCAGAATAAGCACCGTTAGGTAAAATATCTGTGTCAATACTACCAGTTAAGAAATTTCCTAATGTATTTCCAGCATTACCAGTTAATACGATTTCAGGGGTTGATGTAGCACCTACACCATTTACTAACATACCAGCACTACCTACAGCATCAGAATAGTAAAACATAGAATCAGGCATGGTTGGGGATGATGACATAGATTTTTGTAATTCACGGCAATCATTAGAACGAACAAGGAAAGGAAGAACATCACGGATATTTATGCTGGTAACGTTGTTATTAATGGTAGTTTGGATTGTAGAACACATTTGATGAAGGGGAAATGGTGCTAAAGCAATATTCTGACCATAAACAAGTGTGGGTGATCCAGTTGTTTGCCATCCAACTTGAATTGTTGCTGATACAAAAACTTTACGATCTACTATGGTCTGTTCAGATGGCACTTGTAAATTAAAACTGATGGAACTGGTGGATTGTGATATTGCGGATTGTGTTTGTGAAACTACATTTTGCCCACCTTTTACCACCGCATAATTTAAAGAATCGGTAACCATTAGTCTATCATCTTTTACTAAAACTTTTTTGAAGTCGTTTGACATAATATATATATATTATATATATATTATTTCTTAACTAAATAAATTTTTATCTATTTACATTTGGTGGTTCAGTATATTCTTTAAGACTTGTTAAATTAAATATTTTCTTACGGAATAGCAACTTAATACTGGCATTACACCCAGGTTCTAATACGAATTGATGCTGGTATCCATATTGATCTTTCCAGAAAATAGATATTTCTATACCATTTATTGGGGCATTACTTTGTAAATCAATTAATCTATATTCTGCTAATGGTGAATATGTGATTGTTGGTTTAGTTTCATCACCACGTGTTAGTGGGATTTCAAGATCTGTAATGATTGGACTAAAGTTATTATTTGCTTCATTAGAATCTAATTTAGGATTACTATTTAAAATTAATGGCGTTGCTACCAATTCATTGGTAATAGGCATTAATGCGGTAGTAAATATAAGTGTTCTTACACAATTCCATACAGGGCATGGTGAATATGGTGTAGTATTAACTGAAAATGAATTTACCCCTTTACTGACATATAAATTTGAAAGAAATGGGAAAGTTGTAGATGCTTCTAAAGTTAAATAATGTTGTCCAAATGCTGGATATCCACCTGTTTGATTACAATTATATACAGTTGGGGTTGGTGCTGGGAATGTTGCGGGACTTTCTACTGGATTTACTTTAACAATATACCAACCAGCAAGTGTTGTAGGATCTGTAAATGGTGTAAATGCTGGGACTTGACCAGCAGTTGGTGATGTTGCTTGAATTTGATTTAATGAATTTATATATCTTGTTTGTAAAGAATTTAATAATGCCCATAAAGGTGAATTTATAGCAAGACATGCCTTACCTGTAGCACTTGGGTCATCATTCCAGATGTTATTTGTTTCAGGAACTACTACAGAACCTGGTGATCCAGTATTAACAGATGTTAATTGTGGAAAAAATACACTAATTTGATTTTGACTATTAATATCTATGAATGGTGGGGCAAGATCTAATTCTTGATTTTTACATATATTTTGTAAGCAAACGTTTAACATATCTATGAAATCACGATATTGATATACAAAATAATATGGATCACTTAAGGTTTCAGCATTAAAAGGTGGTGTAGGAACACGAACAGTTACATCATATTGATTAGAATATTCAACTGATCTATATAATGGTTGTGTAGCACTTCCCCATATATATACTGCCATTTTATAAACTAATTGATTTGGATCATTTGCTGTATTAAAATGAACATCTGTTCTTGTTTCAACTTGTGGTAAGAATACAGGCAAACTTGGTGTATCTAAATTAAAACGTTGAATTGATAAAAAATATTCTGAAGGATTTGATAAAATAGTGCTTGTTCTGGTTTCAGTGAATCTAACTGGTAAAATTTCCCCTGCCCCGACAGTGTCATTATTTAATAATTGTAAATCATAGTATAAATGGTTGGGATCAGTATTAAAATTTGCTTTTCCTGACATAGATTGACTTGACATTATATTATATATATATATTATATATTTATTTTATTATCTAAATTAAATATATAATTATGCCTTACGAACTTAAAAAAGTAAAAAAAGATAAATTCAAAGTATGTAAAAAAGATGATAAAAAAGTTTGTTTTAGTAAAAAAGGACTATCAAAGAAAACAGCAATAAAACAAAAATATGCCATAGAACAAAGTGAAAGACGTAGATTTGGTATGGGTAAAAATACTGATATAGATACAGATAATGAAAGTGAAGATAAAGTAAAAGCAAAATCAAGAACATCATCTAATATTTCAGAATTAACTATGGAATCAGAAAATCAAACAGTATATGGTATGTATGAAGATCAATTAGAACAATATAATCTAACTAATGATGAAGAAATTGAACCATTAGATAAAGAATTATTTTTTTCTAAATATGAAAATGATTATGATGATGATCTTGAACCTGAAGATATTATAGAACAAATTATTGATGAACAAGTATTAGATTTACATGGAAGATCTACAGAAGAAGAACGTGAAGAATTAGCATTAAAAATAAGTCTTGCTGTTGGTTTTGTAGATGATGGAAGTAAATTTCCTGATTTTGAAACTGAAACTATAATTAGTTCCAGTGATATACATGATGGTAAAACCACAAGTAGATACGTAAATTATAAAAATTTAAAAGAAATGTATGAATATATTTTAAAAAAATGTAAAGAAAATACAAAAGGTGGTTTTTGTGGTTGGATGGTAAATGGACGTAATGCTAACACTAAATCAGTAAAAAATTATGCTATTTTAAATTCATTAGTATTTTTAACTGAACAATTAAATCAAGGAAGGTATTCAATTTGGTGTAAAGATAAATGTAGTGAAGAACAGTGGAATTTTAATTTATTTGCTAATCCAACTTTTGGTATTGTTTTTAAACATCAAGGTGATGAAATCATGATGTCATCAGGTTGTAAAATATCACCACAATCAAAAAGTATTCATATTGATTTATTGTGTGGTTTAGGTGGTGGTAAATATATAATGGACGCATTTAGAAGATTATATAATCAAAATAGTGAAGATGATCTATGGGAAAAAGTTAATAAATACAATTATTTAGATCTTGGTAGCGTATCCAGTTATATTACAGTTATGTTTTATTATAAACAAGGTCTAATAGAAGAAGCAAGACAACCTGAATTAGTGATGGAAGCATTTGAAAGTGAAATAAAAGAACGTATAGATGAAGGTGATTATGATAGTTTTTTAGAATATTGTGAAGATAAATTACCATATTTTGAAAGTGGTGATTGTGAAACAGATGATCAATATTTAAATGATATTTTTACATCATGTAGTTGTGGTGGAAGTAAATATTTATTTCCTAATATTAAAAATTTTAGATTAGGTGAAACAAAAGTAACGATAAATAATGAAAAATATATATCATATGACTACCTTAAAGGATTTGCTGATTATTGTAAAGATGTCATTAGAAGTCCAGATCAATATACTTATGGTAAGGCAGATAAAATAAAAGAAGGTGTAATGGAAGTATTTAGTGAATTACCAAGATATGCCCGTAGGATAAGAACTGAAAAATTAAAAACTAAAAGAATGTTAAGAAATCCAGATCTACCAAGGGAAAATATTGTAAATAAAAGATTTTTAAATGAACAATTACGTAATACAGTATCAGAATTAGAACCATCAGACACTGCTACAATTGCTAATAAACCACGTTTTGCTGAATCACAAATGTCTTTACGTGAAAGACAACGTCAAACAGCAATTAGCAGATTAAAAGGTAATGAACCAAGAACTAAATATTTAAGACAAAAGAATTTTACTAATTTTAGGGATGAAGTAGGACAATTAGATTATGATCCATTTGAAACAGGTTATAATTTAGTCCCAAAAACAACCACTAATAGAAGGGGTCAAACTGTCGTAGATTTAAATAATATGGTTGAACCACCACTAACATACCCAAGAACTACAGAAGATTTTATAATTACACGTGGTGATGAACGTCAAGGTCGTGGTGTAAAAGGCACTAAATTTTATGAAGAATTAAAAGGATATGGTATAGATCCTGTTAAATATTTGGCATACATGAAAAAACAAGCAAAAAAAGCAGGATATGATGAAAAACAATTAACTTTAGATAATGATGATAAACATAAATTAAGAATTTCTACAGAAGATGGTGTAAAACATTTTGGTGCTGTAGGATATAAAGACAATTTTATTTATACACACCTTGAAAAGAACAAAAAAGTTCCTAAAGGAACTGCTAAACAGATGCGTGATAGATTCCAAAAAAGTCATGGTGCTATTTCCACCAAAAGAAAATTAGGAAGAAATTCTGCCAATGAATTAGCACTTAAAATACTTTGGTAAAGTGATATAAAGGGATATTTTTCTTTAAACTTTTCTGGAAAATTACGACTTTTTAAAAAATAGTCTTATAGTATATATTCAAAAAGTCGTATTTTTCCAAAACACCTAATAATGAAGATAAAAATCATTTTCATTTAACAAGATCACATAATCACCTGTATTTTCTAAAAATTTATCTAATGTTATATCATCAAGTTTTATATTATATAATTTACGTCTTTTTTTATTTTTTGATATGATTCCACACCCAAAATCACAATCTACTATAAATAATAGGTATTCAGGATGATTAATATTAAAATTAAGAAATGCTTTATATGTTTCACCACACCACGCACCATATTGATAATCAGGATTTAATAAATATCTTATTGTAGTATAACAATCATGAACAACAATAAACCCATTTTCAGATAATAAACTATACGCTAATTCAATATCATAATACGATTGATTAAATGAATGGTATGGATCTACAAAAATAATATCAAATTTTTTATCAAATTTCATATTTTTATATTCATCTAATGATAATTCATTAATTTCAATATCTTCACGTAATTTAGGTTGATTAATACCATAACATACGATAGTTTTTTCATCACATATAATTTCTGGATATACAAAACTGGTGGTAGGTGTGCTTATTTCTAAATATGATTTTAAGTTGTATTTACGAATTAAATAATTTATAATTTGTTGTTTATTCATACTATACAAAATATTTTAAATTTTATATTTTTCTGCTATGTGTTTATCTGCTTTACCATATACTGCTGGTCTTTTCATGACGAAGGCATAGACCCTTGAAAACGCCCATTGTTCAGGTGATTTCACGTTAGGTCTAACGCTTGTGGGGTTCGTGTGGTATGCCCCGACACCTTTATCAAAAACTTCCTGTAGTGCTTTTAGTGGCATTTTTGAAAGTTCAGATATTTCTTTTAAAGATAATGATTGTTTAGGGTCAATTTTGTGCTTTTTTTTGAATTCTACTGAATTTATTTTAAACATTATATAATTATAATATATTTTAATTATATAATGGATATATTCGCAGAAAGAAATTTACCTGACATGGATTTACTACCTTTTTTTAAGGCAGTATCATTTGCTAACAGAAAACCATCAGTAATAGGATCATTTTCTTTAGAATCACAACGTAATGCTGGTGATATAGATTTAGATGTATATATAGAAGGTAGAATAGATCATACTTTCGTTGAAAAAGAAATATTAAAAATTATAAAAAATATTGATGATAATCAAAATATGTTTTTTATAGAATTAAAAATACAGTATAAAGATGGTAAGAAAATTAAATTTGGTGCTGATAAGATAGACGACATAAAGATACCTACACAAAATTTTAATAATGTTGATTATATGAAAATAGATACTATCATCTATTATGATGGTCATTTTAAAGAAATGTCAATAAATTACTACCTAAATCCTAATCGTAAAGACGTAGTCAAGGAAATTGAAAAAGATATTATAGATCTACTAAAGGAAAAAAATTATTATAAAGTAATAAAAAGACTTTTTTCTATTGCTAAAATACAAAATGATAAACCACGTGGTAAAATGATATCAGAATTTTTAAATAATTATACTGGTG